ATGCTTCAGACCGCGATTAAGTTTCCGCCCATCCATGTTCGGCATCTGTCGCCGAGCTTTCAGCAAAACGGTCAGCCCAAGATTAAATTTGTAAATCCTAACAGCGGTAATTTTGATAGGAATATACGGTATGCTGCAGAACAGCCGTACCGCATGATTCAGCACAAGGAATTGTTGGGCAAGAATATCGTGGTGGCAGGTTCTGGCCCATCACTAACAGATCCCAATGTAATAACCAAGATAAAAGAATTGCAGGCTGAAGGATATCTGCTTTGTGCATTGAAAAAAGCTCTACGCGTACTGCACGACCAAGGCCTCAAAATTGATTATTCAGTTTCTATGGATCCCGGCGCACACATATGCAAACCGCAACGCATAACGAAAATTCCTGGTGTTACGTATATCCTAGCTACGTCGTCGGATGTACTGCTGTTTGACTACCTTAGTGCAGACACCTCCTATCTAACATGGCTTGCAGGTCAGACAGAAGAAGATAGCAAACGTATACTGGACGACTACTATGATCAGTATATGAAAGGCGAATCTTTATTTAACAATCTGCCTGAATGCGGCGCTGTCGATATTCTTAAGTTTCATTCTGCATGCGGATTGCCTAACGAAATACAGCTATACGAAGAACTGTTTGCACTTAGGTCTGGTATTGAAGCGGATGCTTGGGTGGCTGGTGGTGGCTTTAATGTTACTAATCGCGCAGCGTCAGCGTTCTTATTCATGGGGGTGAACAAGATGGTGTTTGCTGGTGCCGATGGAGGCTGGCGTAAAGGAGAAAGCTTCTATGCTGATGGGCTGCCAAATAGGCCAGGAGTGGATATGTGTGATGAAGGCAAGGTGGATGGTACTCCTTGGTGGACTCGCCCCGACATGCTGGCGAGTAGCGTTGCATTGACTCGTATGGCTAGAAGCGTAGGAGCTGATAGAATAAGTTTTATCGGCGATGTAATGCCGTTGAAGTTGTTAGATAAAGATGAGGAATTTCTTAAAAATTGCGTTAGTTTTCAAAAGTAGTATACTTTATCAATAGACCGGAGGTCGCATGAAGTTAAAAGCAAAGATAACATCACTTTCAGAAGTGCCAGAGGCGTATCATGATCTATATACTCAAGTCGGTGACGAGTGGGTATTGGATTTAGATGATACGGACTATAAAGCAAAGTTGAGTGAATTCCGTGATAACAATATCGATCTGCGTAAGAAAGCAGAACGTGCCACGGAGACTGAAACCAAGCTGGCAGCACTGACAACGCAATTGAAACAATTTGAGGGTGTTGATCCTGAGAAGGCGCGGGTCGCGTTGGAACAGCTTCAGGCTCTTGAAGATAAGAAGCTTATTGATTCAGGTAAGATTGATGAACTTCTTGCGCAAAGAACGGATCGTATGCGACAGGAGCATGACGCACAATTGAAGGCAGCTCTGACTGCTCGCGATGACGCCGCAAAAGAAGCTAAGCAGTTTCGCGGTAAGTTGTCTGAAGTGGTTATTGATAATTCATTGCAACAGTCGATTGGCTCTGTGGCAACGGTTCGCAAAGGCGCCATGCAGGATGTCATTTCCCGCGGTCGTGGGGTGTGGCAGCTTAGCGACGAAGGAAAACCGATTCCAAAGAAAGCTGATGGATCGGTTATGTACGGCAAGGATGGGGAACATCCTATCTCCATGGAAGAATGGGGACAGGTGTTGCTGGCCGAAGCACCATATCTTTTTGAAGGCAATGCCGGTGGCGCAGCCGCAGGAAACAATGATGGTGGAGACTCAGGCGGTGGAAAAGTACTTTCCAATGATCTGCGTGCAATAGGAGACAACCTTGAAGCTATCGCGGATGGTAGCGTTGAAGTTGTTGATCAGTAGTCGGTGACTACGAAGTGCGTACGGTGTACGCTGTAACTTTAATCTTTCATTCTAGGGGAATTTGTAATGGCTAATACTCTAACTAGTATCATGCCGAAGATCCTGGCGCGTGGATTGCTTGCACTTCGTGAACAAGTAGTCATGCCGCGTTTGGTGAACGGCGATTATTCAACTGATGCGGCACAGAAAGGTACGACTATTGATGTGCCGATTCCTACCGCTCAAGCAGCTTCTGCTGTTGTTCCTGCGGCAACACCTTCCGCTCCGGCAAATAAAACCCCCGGACTGGTACAGGTTGCTTTGGACCAGTGGTACAAGACCAACTTCCATCTGTCTGATAAAGATCTGGTGGAGATTGACCGTAATCGGCACTTCATTCCGATGCAGACCAGTGAAGCAGTTCGTGCTCTTTCCAACGTTGTTAACGAGCACATTCACGGAAAGTATCTGGGTATCTACGGCTATGCCGGTACTGCTGGAACCACGCCTTTCGCATCTACTGTAACGGATGCAACGAATGCTCGTAAGGTGCTTAACCAGCAGCGGGCTCCTCGTTCCGACCGTCGTGGTGTTCTGGACTACGATGCTGAAGCGAACGCACTTGCACTAGCGCCGTTTGCCGATGCTGAAAAGACCATGAGCTCCGAAGTCAAGATCGAAGGTGAGATTGGTCGTAAGTACGGCATTGACTGGGTAGCGGATGATGCAGTTGTGACACATACTGCGGGCACGATAAATGCTCCCGTGGTAGGCTCAACGGCTGCCGCAGGTGCTTCGTCTATTGAGATTACGACTACCAGCACAGGTGGTAATGTCAATATCGGTGATATCTTTACTATCGCCGGTCAGTCTCAGACCTACGTAGCTAAGGCAACAGTGTCTGCTGTCGTTTCTACTGCTGATCAAACCCTTAGTATTAGTCCAGGTTTGGCAGCTATTGCTACGGCTGCGGCTGCGATTACGTTCAAGGCGACTCACGTGGTGAATCTTGCGTTCCATCGTGACTGCTTTGCTTTCGCTAATCGGCCTTTGGTTGCTTCTACTGCGGATATGCAGTTGGGTTCTCGCATTATGTCTATGCAGGATCCTAAGACAGGCATCACTCTGCGGTTGGAGGTCTCACGTCAGTACAAGCAAGTAGTTTGGGAGTTCGATCTTTTGTGGGGTTCTCAGCTTGTAAGGGCTCCGTTGGGTACACGTATCGCGGGTTAAAACTCCTCTCCTGCGGTATGAACTTGGAGGGGGAGAGCGGCACAGTTCTCCCCCTTCCTTTTTTAAGAGTGGCTTGATATGGAAGAAGGACTACCTGTTGTTAGAGTTATTTCTTCTACGAAAGTTCCTGTTCCTGTTTCTTCACAAGAACGCACTATCCCGGTTGGCATATACGAGCTGACTAAAGATTCCGTTAAACTGTACTATGCTTCTATGGGCATAAAGGATGTCGAATGAGAATTGCTACCATAAAGATACGCAACAAAAAGACTGGAAGGATAATTAAGATTAATGAGTATGAATGGGCTGGAGACCTGGGAGTTAGTAAGTACGCAGGATGGGAGCGTGCTGGTGGCGAAAAGCAGGGTGAAGAAACTCCTAAGGACGTTGCCGCTATGCGTGCAGAAGATGAAAGCCAGTACCAAAAGAAAAACCCTGAACCTAAAATTCCTGTAAATATTTCCAGTGAGGATAAAGAAGATCCACCTAAATCTAATGAGGTTGCAGAAGGGCTTCCTAAGCCTCCTAGTGGTGCTGGCGTAGGTCGTGGTCGTGGTCGTAGAGGAGGTCGTCACTAATGATATCGCTATCGCCCCCTATCAATAACGATATTTTCATAACTTCGTTTAGTCAACGTGGGTACTTTGAATACGGTAAGCACCTTATAGAATCTTTTCTAGAGCACGGTGGAGACGCTAGGCTGATCGCATACTATGAGCGCAAGTTGCCAAAGTTCCACCCAAAGGATCCAAGGGTCACGTATGTTAACCTGCGTGATTACTCAGACTTTAATCATCTAAGTAAGATCTACAAAGCAAGTGACCCACTATTTTCCGGGCTTACACATGGCGAACAGAAAAATGAACAAGTCTATAATTTTCGTTTTGATGCTAACAAGTTTTTCAAAAAAGTATACGTGATGACTTTGCATGCATCTGAAACTCCGCCACACTTGTTTGCATGGATAGACGCAGATACATATTTCCATGAAGACATACCAGACAACTTTCTACGATCTCTTAAACCAGATGATGGGGATTTTGCTGCTGCGTTATTAAGACCTAGTTCATACACAGAAACTGGGTTCATCGTGTTTGATACTAATCACCCGCAGGCGCAGACGTTTATGGATACGTTCTTTGGTATGTACTCTACCGGGGCATTTAAATTTCTAGGGGAGTTCCATGATTGCTATGCATTTGATATGGTGAGTACGTTGTTAGATACGCCCATTAAAGACATATCAGAAGGAAAAGAAAGAGACCACCCGTTTATTCATAGCGTGCTGGGAAAATATCTAGACCACTTGAAAGGACCGAAGCGTAAGAAGCTGGGAAGAAGCCCAATAGAAGAAAATTCAGCTAAGCATGATACCGCGCATTGGAACCCACCAGAAGCAAAAGAAGAGATAGAAGCAGAAAAGGCAGTAGAGGCATGATAAACGTACTCACTACAGCTCAAGTTCAAAAGGATGATTATTATAACGAGCATATGATGGGAACGTATACTGCCTATATAGGAAAGGAGGAAGGCGCTGACGCTAAGGTGTGGGAAAGTAATTTTAATATGGAGGGCAGCGAAACGGAGATCAATCTTAATGCCGCGAAAGCATTATACGAATTGGCTGAAAAATT